GAAGTGACGGCCTCGTTGATGGGTTCGGCATTGCTGACGAACCCCTCGCGTGTCGTTGGTTTATTCAACGGAAACTCCCCTTAGTATTAGCGCCCGATGTTAGCCGTGGCGATGTTCGACTGTTCGTCCAACGAAGGCGGAGTGCCAACGTACGATTCCTCGCACCAGACGCCTTCCCAACGCACACGTACCTGGCCGTCGCGGGTGTTGGCTTCTAGCGCCGCCTTACACGTTGCGCTGATCAACGTGTACTGCATGCCGTTAGCGAGCTGGGCGGTGACATTGACGTCCGTCATGCCGTCAATGCTCTCGAGCGGCATATCCGGAATGGTCGACAGGTCGCCCTCGATGAAGGGCACCCGCGGCAGCTCCTGATAACCATGCACGCCGTCCTGGCCGGCAATCATGGTGCGCTCGACCGGTGACGGCGAGACGGTGAAATTGCCGCGCAGTCGGAGCTGGGTATCGCCAACTTGTAGGAACGCGATGCCAGCGAACTTCTGGGCCATGTTGATCTCCTATGATGGAATGAAAAAGAAAAGAAACGGCGCTTGTTACGCGCCGCCGCCTGCCGCCAACTGCACGCCGCTTGTGATAAGGTTATCAACACCGCGGTCGTACTGCAGCCGGAATTGCGCCAGCACCGCGAACACGCGAAGCTGGTTGATGAGGTCCGGCGGATACAGAACGTTGACCCGGTTCGGATCGTTGCTGTCGCGCTCGACCAAAAGGTGAGCCTTGAACGCCGCGATGTTCTCGACCAACCCAGCGTTCATGTCGATGCGATACTGCGCGATCAGCTCCGACTTGATCAGACCAGGCGTCGTAATAGCCTGACCAGGACCAAAGCGAGTGCCATCGTCGGCCAGCTTATGGCGCGGAAAGGCTGTCGTGATTGCCTGCTTCTGATTACGCAGCAAGCGAGCCAGTGTCGCCAACGTCGTCACCAACTCATAGGCGTCATCGCTCTGGCCGTAGAGATTGAGCTGATACGTCGTGGTCTCGCGCAGGATCATCGGCAAGTTGTTGGGATCGGCTTCTTGGGTCGCAATACCGGAAGTCGCCAACGCATTAAGTTCCTGCCGATTAAAGCGTTCGTGCAGCGGCGCCGTCAGCACACCCGTAAGCTCGAGGGTCTGCAACGGTCGCGCCGGGTCGTTGATCAGCGCACGCTGAGCCTTCGCAGCGTAAGCCGCCGCCCACTCATAGACCGGCGTCGGGCTCATAAGCTCGACACCCATGATCGACATGACACCGTTGTTCTGGGTCTCGCCGAAAGCGATCAAGGATGGATAGTCGCCGCGCTTGGCCGAGAAGATGTGACCAAACAGTTGCCGCATCCAACCCCAGCGTCCTTGATCTTCGAAGCTGTACTCCCCTTCCCACGCCATCAACGAAGTGGAGTCGGTGAACGGCATCGCGACGTATTCAAAATTACGCTCGCCGAGATTGGCAATCGCCGTATCGAACACCGGAACACCGACGCCGCCCGAAAGCATGCCTGAGCTGCCGTAGGCGACGGTAACGCCCTTCGGCAGCTCCTCGCTGCCCATGCGCCCGTAGTAGCTATCGCGCATGTCAATGTCGTTGCCGCTGGTGCCCTTCCAGTTGCACGTCAGCGTGATGGTGGCCGGACCGCCAGTCGAGCTCACCGGCAGATCGAAGTTGTCGTTGACCGCCGCCGAGATCGCCACGTTGATCTCGTTGAGCGTATCAGTGGCCCCGATATTAACCGGCACATGCTGGCCGCCGATGTAGAGATTGATGGTGCCGGCTTCATGACCGCCCGCGTCTACAGTCACCGTGATAGTGCCGGTGGCGGCGGTGCCCGTCGTTAGATCCGCAACCGGCAAACCCCACACCTCGTTGGCGAAGTTGTTCCGGAAGAACGCGGCAAACATATTTGCCAGCTGCGAGCCCTGACCGAATTGTTTGTTGGCCTGCGCTTGCGACCCAATCGGAATCGCAACATCGGGCAACGCGATGCCATCGGTCATCACGCCGACGAGCAACGCGGGCTGACGGAGGGTCCACAGACCCGCCTTCGATGGGTCGATTTCGACCCAGTACAAAGGTAATTTCCAGTTGGCAGGAATGCGCGAAAACGAGACGGGCATAGTGCCCTCCTATGGTTTGATTGTTTGACCGATCGTTCAGGAAGCCGCCGGGAACGGCGGCTGATGTGAAGGCGCGCGCGGCGCGTGCTGCACAGAGCGATCACTCTCTTTGTGCTCGTCCTTGTGCTCCGATTTTTCTTTCTTTGGCTTGCGCGCCGCCGACTGCTCGCGCGCGTTCAGCGTCTCGTCGGCTTTCGGCTGTTCATCGGACTCACCGCCAGCCTCAGTTCTGACGGCGCCCTCCGCGATACGCCGCTTGGTAAAGCTATCGTTTGGCCATTCGACGCCTTGTGAAAGTTCATCGCGAAAGCGGGCGCCGTTGGCATGACGCAAGACGCGGCGCATGGTCTCGTTAGCCGCGAAGACTTTGACGGTCTGCTGCCGGCCTTCCGCGATCAGCTTCAGCCGATTGCTGCGTTGCTCGCGCAACTTGGCACGCGGGTTTTCGTCCTGCTTAGCTGACTGCTTGGTATCGGGCATGGTCCTACTCCTCCGGTTCTAACGGCTGCGGTACTGGTAGCGGAAACGTCGACGTAAAATCGTATTCAGTGACGGTGCGTTGCACCGTGTCAGCAGGCGGCACCGTGCCATCACTGGCGACCGGCGCGGTCTCGACGTGGATGTGCAGCAGACGATCGGTAATGACCGGCGCGTAGTCGGCGCTGTACTTGACCGTCGCCTCGTACTGCAGCTCACCGATAGGCGTCTCGTTGTCTTTGCCGGCGTTGCCGAAAACATGCCGCCTGGCGCCGCGTGAAACGCCCTCGATCCGCACGTTGTCTGGATTACCCACCCGGCCAGGATAAGGACGGGCGTCGAAGAAATTGGTCAGCGTCGGATCCCGCCAGAGCGTGTTCATGATTGTCCAGAACGCCTGATCGAGTTTGGCTTCACAGGAGACGGTGTCGTTGTTGACGATGACCACCGAAAAACCCAGCTTCAGCATATGCGTGAAACGAATCTCGCCAGCGTTCAAATCGCCATCGGGGCTCATGTCCTCGTTGACAAAGTAGATTCCGAGCACCGGAATCTGGTTTGTCATGATCGGCAAGGCTCGGCTCTTGCGTAATGTGAAGCCGCCGAAGAACGGCGACTGCATCAGCCGATCGGCAAAGAGGTCGCGAATGATAAAGCTGTAGCTTTGCACCTCCGAGATAGTTGGAGGGTTATAGATACGCGGACTATAGCCGATACGATTTGTTACACTCATGACGGCCTCGCCATCATCACTTTGCGGATCACCAGCGTGGTCTCGCCGCCACCGTTGGTCTCGACATTGACAACCTCAAATTCACCGAGATCTCGGCCGGCTTCTGAATCATAGGGAATCTGAATGTGGTCGAGTTGCTCGGGCACGACCCCAAACTCTTCGTCACGGACATCGAGAATTGTTTGCTGGTCGGAGACGATCGAACCATCCTGCGCCGCCACATCGATCGCGCGCGTATCGTAGATCCCGCGCGCCGTGTACGACGGCAGGCCAGGCTGCGAAGCCAGCGGGATAACCACCACCGGGCGCGCAAACATGTCGTAGTTGGGCAGATAGACGAGCTCGGAGAAGTTTATCGCCATTGCCAGAATTCCTTGAGCATCTCATTCATGCGATCGCAAAGCATTTTAAATAGCTCTGGCCGCAAAATTGGGCGGTGCGCGCCGCCCGGTAGAGCTCGCCGAATAATCGGTCGTGACTTAGGCTTAGGTTTGTACCCGATCACCCGCACGCGCCGACGGCCGCGCGGAAAGACCTCGGTCGAAACCGTGTCGCCGCCACCTTCAACGGTCGGATGCGAACGGTGCATATCTTCCGCCTGCCAGTTCCAGAATTCGGTCGACATCGTATTCGGTAGTTCGGCAAAGTTTTTCTGCAGCTCATCGAATTGCCGCAACGTCTCCGCAGCTTCAATGTCGACTTTAAACGTCGACATATTAAACCCAGTACCGGGTGAAGCCGGCGAGCACAGCCTCAACCGCCGGCGGCACGCCTCTGCCGGTACCGGCGCCGGTGCTGCCTGTCGTCGGCGTGTGAAACATGACGCGCGATTCCTTGTGCGAAATCATTCGCACGCCGGTGACTTGCACCATCGCCAGCTGCGCCTTGAATGACGCCGCCATGATCGTGCAGGCCTGCTTGAGCTCGAGCGGTGCGTCCTCTGGCAAATCGTAGCCGCCGGTATACGTGACAATGATCGGCTCACTGCGCTCGGTGAACAGCGACAACTTGCCGGACAGCTCCTCGAGCTCGTAATCGAGCCGATCGAGGCCGGCGGTCGTCACACTTTCGATATCGTCGGCCTTCACCGGAAAATGCGTCAGATAAACCCGACGGCTGTCAAGCTCGCGCCAGGTCTCGACGACCTTCTCTTTCGCCAACACACGATTAACCAGATTGAAAATCGTTGCCGAGTTGACGTCGATCATCCATTCCCACTGCGCATCGGTCGCCGGCGTACCGGTCGGCGCCGCCAACGCTATCTTGAGCTCATCGATCGTCATGAGCGCATACGAATCCGCGGGCGTGATGACGTTGTAGCTGACATCAGCCATTAGCGAACCTCGATCTGGTACTGTTCGAAGAAGCCGCGCATCTGCAGCGCCTTGCCTTCCCGACCATCAGACAGGATTGGTACGGCCAAGAAATTCTCGCGATCGATCGCCCAATCGACGATCGTCGGCGCCGCCGTTCCCGGCAGACCACGCTCGCCACGTTCGCCGGCAAGACCCCGCTCGCCCTTCTGGCCAGCCTTGCCCTGGCTAACCAGGAGCTGCCAATCGGGCCCCGGGCATTTGCCGGGATTGTCCTTCTTGGCGATGAACGTGCCGCCGCCAAGCGCCACCATGTCGAGGTGCCGATACGTTTCCGAATCACTGAACAGACCGCGCACGACGGGTGAACGTCCGTCGGCCCCGGCGCGCGCCAAGCAAATCCAATCGCGCGAGTCCCCGGGTATGCCGGCGGTATCCTTCGCAGCCTGGTAGGTCGCGCCGTCCTTCGCCACGACCCCACCGGTGTAATGCACCCCCGGTTCCCAGACCTTGACGATGGGCAGCGTGCCGATCGGGCCCCGCTCCCCTGGCGCCCCAGGTTCACCGGGCTCACCGCGATCGCCCTTGATGTTTAAGCCGGCTGGACCGGCTTCGCCGCGTTCACCAGGTAGACCGCGCTCGCCGGCCTCGCCGCGCTCGCCGCGGTCACCCTTAATCGACAGTCCGATCGACCCCGGGTCGCCCTGCGGGCCGCGCTCGCCGCGATCGCCCGCCATACCTGGCAGGCCGCGCTCGCCAGGCATTCCGACGGCCCCAGCTGGCCCAACTTGCCCGGGCGCGCCCGGCTCACCGGCGGGGCCCTGCGGCCCCGGCAGGCCGCCTTCTCCAGGCGTTCCGGCGGGACCGGCTGGCCCTTCATGCCCCGGCGCGCCGGGCTCACCAGGAAGCCCCTGTGGCCCCGGCAGGCCGGTCTCGCCGCGGTCTCCCGGGATCCCCGGGATCCCTTGCGGGCCCGGATCGCCATTCCGGATCGTCGCCATCTTCTCGCTGATCACCTGGTTCACGCGCGCCTCGAGCGAGGCCACCTTGGCCTGCAGCTCGGCAATCACCGCCCGACCTTGCGCCTCGATCACCTCGCGTTGCTGGTCCCACTGCTTTCGCTGCTGCGAAATAACGTGGCCGAGCGCCGACCTAAGAGCTTCTTGCGTCGTATCGGTCATGGGCATCGGCATAGGCGAGGAGGGCTCTAGACTCTGAGGCCACGACATCTTGGAAATCCTTTGCCGTGATGGGTTTCTTCGGCGGCGGCGTCTCGACAGTGCCCGGCGGTTTTGCCTCGACACTGCCGCCTGACGGCGGCCCGCCGGATCCCGGTGCAGCCGGCGCCGCTGGAATCGCCGCGGCCGCCGACAGCGGTACGACTTGCTGCTGCACCCGCGGCTCGTCGCCAAATTCGACGGCGTCGAGGCTCTCTTCGGCGCGAGCTTCATTCGGCGCGTAGATACCGCCTTGCACCGCCTGCGCCAGGCCGGCAATCCGCTCCTTGAAGGCGGACCGCAGCAACGCCTTGGTATCGAGCTCGAGATACTCGTCCGGCTGGCCAGTAAGCCCAAACAATAAACCGAAGGCGTCCTCGATGTGATTAAGCGCAAAGCCGAGACCCGACGAGATCCACTGCATCATCAAGGCTTCGGTCGAACCGACGCCGGTGCCACTGATACCGAGCACCGCCATCGGAATCCGAAACGCGAGCGCGATGTGCTCTTCCGGCACCTTCATCATGCTGGCGAGCTCTGAATCTTTACTGGGCGTCGACAACATCACCGGCTTCAAGCCAGAAGTCAGGATTGGCGTGCCGCCCTGGCGCAGGCCGCGCGACTGCTCGTCCCAACGATCACGAATGAATTGCAGCTGATCCTTGTCGAGGGTGAGATCCGTCGTCAGCACGGCCGACGGCCGCGCCTGGTTCATGTAGTACTGAATCTGCTGCTGCGTGATCGCGCTCGACAGCATGATATCCTGCAGCGCGGCGCCGAGCGGTGTATCGCCGACGATCGGATACGGATAACGGCGCCTGGTCGTGTGCAGACGAACGTGCAGCACGTCACGCTGCGGCACGATCAGCTGCTCCCTGACCTGGCGATCGATAATGCTATTGCCGCCCAACGCATAGAACACGTCACCGGTAGGCGCCACTTGCGGAAACGACATCCGCGGATCCATCAGGTGCAGCTCGTCGACTTCGTAACGATCGTTACGCAACGCCAGCGCGTAAGCATTACCCTCCGCATAAAGCGATCGCGTCAGGTTCATCATGAAGTCGCTGGGCGATTGATAAGCGTTCGGCGTTCGCAAGATCCGCGACAAGGCACTGGTGGTGACGCGATCACGGCCACCTTTTTTGTTGCCGCGCCAATGCGTGCCGGGGCACATCGCAACCGTCTGGCTGTAGGCCGACAGACACGCTTCCACGATGGCCGAGCATTCAAACCCGGTCGACGGAATCGTGCCGTTCTGCCACCAATTCCAGGGCGCATCAGCCGGCAACCACCCGCCGGTCACCGGCAGCTGGTAAGGGCCTTCGCGGACTGACCCCTCGGCGGCCTTCTTCAGTGGTGAGAAGATCCGCGAAATGAGGTTAGCCACCGGCTATTCCGACTTGGTGTTGTGGTGCTCGACCGTGCGCGTATTGTAATTGCCGCCCGCGACCGGCTTGTGAGCCTCGAGCTGCTTCTGCTTCGGCTCTGCCTTAGCCTTCTGCGGATCGCCAGAACCTGGCGGCTGATACATCACCGCTTCCTTCTGCGCGTCGAGCTCGTCTTGCGTCGGCGTCGGCGTCAGATCTTCCGGTGCATCCTTCGCATTCGCGCCTTTGGCCGCTTTCTTCTCGGCCTCGTCGCGCTCGCGCTCTTGCTCAACCGTGGTATTAAACAGCTTGGCTTTGATCTCGTCGTTCTGTTCCTGCGACGGATACGGCGGCTCGGCCTTCGGCGCCTTCGCCCGCTGCTCGTCGAGCTCTTTGCGATCTTTAGCCGCCTGCTCTTTACTGCCGGCGGTACGTTCGTCCAGCTCCGCTTGCGTCGGCACTGGAGTCAGATCCTCTTTCTTGTCCGTATGACGACGATCCTCGCCGTGAGATTCCGTACGACGATCTTCGCCGCGAGATTTCTCGAGATCGCGCATCGTCTGCGTTGCAACTTCAGCCATTGGGAAAACTCCTGTGTATCTCAAAGGTGAAGAGGCGCCCCCGAAGGAGCGCCCCAACTACTACGCTACGCTTACCAGGTCACGCCGCTGACGTAGGAAACGACGCCAGGACGACGCACAATCCAGTTCATCGGCAGGATAAGCCGCAAGGCTAGGCTGTCCGTCTGGAACATCGATTGCACCGGCGCCGCGACGACCGCGGGAGTGCCGGCAGTGCCGATATTCGCCGGGGCCGTGTCCTCCATATGTAGGGTCGCCTGATCGCTGATCTCAAACCGCGGCGTATCACCCGACACCGAAACGAAGTCGGCCGCATCCACGCAGACAACTGTGCCAATCGGCACGGTACCTGATTGAATGAGCGGCTTGCCGTTGAGACGTCCGGCGTTGACTTCGGCTGCGAACGGGAAGAGCCCCGACGGATTCGGCGGCTGCACGAACGAGATCGACAACGCCTGCGCAGGATTCATGATATAGACCATGTTCCGGATGTTGCCGTTGGTCGCCGTCAAGATCTTGCTCGTCAGGTTCTTGATATCGCCGACAATCGCCGCGAAGGCGCCGCCTGCGATCGGTGTCGGCGTCTCGCCAACGACACCGTTAAGCAGACCGGCGGGACGGATAGACGTCACCGGATTGGCATCGAGCAGCACCGCGTCGATCGAAATCGCCGTGTCCTGCTGAATGGCTTCGCGAAGTAGACCCTCGATCGCGGGAATGGAATGTTCATCCATCTCACGAGTCCAGGTCGTGATCACGGCCATTTTCTTCGGCGTCAGCGTCTGACTGGAGAAGCCAGCGATGCGAACCGGAATCGGCTGACCTTCACCAACAAACGAGCCAGCAATCGACGGCGTCACCTTGCGGGTCGGAATGATAATACGACCATTACGACCGAAGACAAGCTGCAGGCCCATCGATGACAGCGACGGATAAACCGAAGCCGGCAACAGTGTCGGCATCAGATCCATGACTGTCTGCTGAACGAGCTCAGCGGCCCAACCCGTCACCGTCGTCATCGCCGGCGCGGACGCCGCCTTAACCACCAGGTCAGTGACGACCTTGGTCGCTTCGTCGGTGCCGTAGACCTTCTCGCGAATGGCGTCGATCGTCATACCCTGGAACGACGGGTTCTTGGTCAGCACGGCGATGGTGCCGGCGCGAACCAGGAACTCGAGCGGGTCGACTTTCTTAGCCGCTACCGCGAACGGCCGTGCGCTAACCGGCGCCCGGCTCAACGTAGTGGTCGACAGCGCGCGGCTCTTGCTGCCGTTGATGACGTTGGTGTTGTTGCTGTCGTCGCCAGAATCGGCGGCGAGCCTACGCTCCGAATCCTCGAGAGCCTTAAGCGCCGCGCCTTGATCCTCGATGCGCTTGTTGAGCTCCTGCGTGGTCGCGAGATCGGTATCGCTGACGTTCTCGTCATCGACCGCCTCGAGATGCTTGGTCAGCTGATCACGCAAAGCAACGATGCGCTGCTGTGCGGCTTCAATACGTTTTGTCAGGGGGCCACTCATGGTGGTTTTCCTCGTGATGGACTTCGACGTGTCGGCATGCCCGCCGTTGAAACCACGACGCAGCGGCTGTTGGTCTTTCTCGTTGCCTTTCCCGGCAAAGACCATCGCAACCGTGTCGCGGGAGATGTTGAGCGATTTCGCAACCGCCAATGCATTCGGGTTCGCGGGGATCGAAACCAGCGAGGTCTCGATCAACTCCGTCTCCTGGTAGCGCATGCTGTCGCTACCCTTGCTGATCGGCACCGCCTTCCGCGGCAGGAAGCCGACGCTGACCGCGCGCAGAATGTCAGCTTCAACCAGAGCTCGGATCTCGTCGATACGCGCCGAAGCGCCGGCCGGCGCCAGCTGCAGATCGCCGCGGAGCTCGCCGTTCTCGACCCGTAGGTTGTGCCACTTGCCGATCGGGAAATTTGAATTGTGATTGAACAGCGCGACCGGATTGCGTGAGAAATTCCGCAGATCCCAGCCGCTGGCCTCGATGATGTCGCCCATCCGATCGGGCGAAGCGTCCGACAGGATGAACGTCGCGCCGCCGGCGGCATCGGAAACGTGCGTCTTGTGCACGACGCCCCGGGCGGCACGATTGTCCCAAGCCAATTGGCAAGTGAAATCATCGCCGTCGGTCGCATCCAGACAACGCGCCAAAAACTCCTCCTGCGACTCATCGTCGTCAGGTTGGATGTCTATGTCATTGTCGCCATTAGCTTTTTTAGCCATATCCGACCTCTTGTATGATAGGACAAATTGTCCTATATTGACCTGACGGGCAATCACGCCCGTGCGAGAGGTAAAAAGATGAAAACGATCCAATTCAACACGGGCCGCCAGTACACGGCGGAAGGCCAAGTCATCGTCGCCACGTTGCACGACGACGGCGTCGTGACCTTCATGGATCACAGCCGCAGCGTTGACGGCCAATTCAAGCTTGGCCTGCACTGCCAGTTTAACGAAACCGAAGTCATGCACTGGTACGACAGCGGCACCGCCGGCGCTTCCCGCCGATCGTGGGAAGACGGCATGCTGCGCACCGGCTGCAACGCCCGAAAGGACACCAAGTGAACGGACGGCACGAAACCACCGAAGCGACCATGGTCGCAGCTCACAAGGCCGGCATGGCCTACTGGCGAAACAATAAGCCGCGCGATGCCGCGCACGGCGATCTTGAAAGCCTCGCACGTTCCTGTGGCTGGCACGGAGAAGACAACCTCTCCTGGCTAGCCGGCTTCTACGGCGCGAAAAAACGAGAGGAATCCAATGTCTGATTTATCCATCACCGACCACGGTTCGATCTTCCTCCTGCGCGGCCTGAGCGAGGCTGGGCAGGACTGGATTGCCGAGCACATCCCTGCGGATGCGCAATGCTTCGCCGGCGCGATCGCCGTCGAGCACCGTTACATCCGCGACATCGCCGAAGGCGCCGTCGCCGATGGCCTCACCGTAGGAGACTAAAATGGAATCGTACTGCTACGCCCCGATCGCCTTCTACGATGGCCGCGTTCTTAAGTGTCAAGGCATCGCCACGGCTAACAACTGTCCTTGGCTGGTCGCTAAATTCCCGGGCTGCATCTTCCTTGAAGGCTACCAAGGCGACCGGATCGATGCGACGACGTTTGCCGAATACCACGGCGCCTAACCCTCAAACCCTAAAAAGGAAAACCAAATGTCTGATCTCAAATACGGTTCACTGCGTGAAAAGATCGCCGCCGAAAAGCGTTCGCGCACCGAGCGCTACGCCACCTTCGCGGCGGTGTTCGCCAAAGCCCGTGCCGCCGGCCTGGCTGCCGGCGAGGCGGCGGTACCGCAAGCGATGATGGTCGTGCAGCCCTCGAGCAATCCGCACGTCCCCAAAGCGATGTGGCATGTACCGGAAGGCGCCTGCGGCTTTGCTTGGGTGCATATCACTCCCGGCAACTGCCCGTTCGCTAACTGGCTTAAGAAAAACAACCTGGCGCGCTCCGCCTACAAAGGCGGGGTCGAGATCTGGATCTCCGACTTCGGCCAGAGCATCGCGCGGAAGGAAGCGTTCGCGCACGCCATGGCCGAGATCCTCCGCGATCAGCTCGGCATCCACGCCTACGCCGGCAGTCGTCTCGATTAATGACCCTTCGACTCCGCGCACCTACCAGGTGCGCGGCCCGAAGCGCCAATTCAGGCCTTCAAACAGAAAGAGGAAAGTATGTATCCCCCTGAACGTGCGAGCGAGCCCTATAAAAAGGGCTACCGCGATTGCCGTGACGGCCGACCAATGACGGCTGGCCTCGTCGGCACCTTCTACCATCGCGACTACCTCGAAGGCTGGAGTGCCCGTTGGCACGAAGCGTACTGGGACGCACAACGCGACAATGAGGTGCGACCGTGAAACGCGCGACGTACTACGCGGCTGGTCTATTTCCAGAGGGTGAACTGATCATGTTCACCTGTTGGAATAGCGCCAACGATTGCTGCGGTTGCCATTCGGTTTACCGAGCTGAGCTACAAGCCAATATCGAGGCGCTCAAGCGCCTCGGTTACACCGTCATCAACATCGAAAAGGAAAACTAAAATGCCCAACGTAAAACCACTGCAATACATGTTCGACCTCGAGTGCCCGCGCTGCGGCGCCACTCAATCGGTCACCACCGAGAACCGCGAGATGCCGCGCGAGCTTAACTGCAGCGACTGTCTAATGCAGCACGTCGAAATCGTGCCGGTCAAAATCCTGCGTATCGTCGTGCTCTCGATCGTCATCCTGATGACAATGCTCGTCGGCGTCTCCAGCATGACGTTCGCGCAAGACGGTGCGATCTACGGACCCGACGGCCGCGTCACGGCGCGATCGTCGCGCAGCTCGGACGGCTCCGTCACCTACTACGACGCCGGCGGCCGCGTCGTCGCCCGTAGTACCACCGACTCGAGCGGCACCACCACCGTCTACGGCGCCGACGGTCGGCCGGCTTCGCAGATCGCGCCGCCGGCTGCAGGAAAGGGCAAACGATGAAACCTAACTTAGACATCAACTTCAGAACCAAAACCACGATGCCGATCCGCGACATGGACGATAACGGTCGCATCTTTTGTCTGGTCGACATCTACGGCTGGACCGGCCGCGATGTCTGCATCATTCCCGGTGGTTCGGATCCGATGCTACGCGCAGTGCGTCGGCTTGGTCTGGATCCGGAACGCTATAAACCCGTGATGTGGGACGTGCAGCTATGACGCAGAAACATATTGTCGACGGCGAAATATTCCTGACGCTCGACGATGGCACCGTGGCCAACATCAGCGAGCTCGTTCGCATCTTTCAGGCGGTCAGCGAGCAGATAAAGCCCACCATGACGGAAACGAAAATAACCGCTATAATCCACGAAACTTGCAAACGAATGAGCCCTAACTAACGCCTGGCTTTTTGAGCGTGAAGGCCAGGCCGCCCACTCGGAAGGTGGCGGCAGTAACATCCGAGAGCTTGTGGCCGTGGTTTTCTGTTCTTCT